TAATGCAAGAAGCTAGTAAGATGCCTACAGGAGAAACAACTGATTTACTATTTGGAGTAGTAACTTCGGTTTCTCCTCTTAAAATAAAGATTGATAATCGATTCGAAGTTGATGAAAAATTCTTAATCTTATCGGCATTGGTAAAGGAAACAGTAATCAAGATACCAGAAAGAGAAGAAAATAAACATTTGCATGTTATTCCTCAACATACTACATCAGCTGCAGGAGAAGGGCCACATACCCATACAATCCCGCAAATGAATACCCTTTCAGCATTACCTGATATTCTTTTATGGAGAGGATTAATTGTTGGGGATAAGGTAAGAGTGTTAAGGGTGAATCAAGGACAAATGTTTTATGTACTTGAAAGAGAGGAGGGAATTAAATGATACCTGAACAGCAAGTAGATTTAACTAATTTAGAGGTAGTCAGCCAACCCTCGTTGACCTATAAATTAGACTTTGAAAGAAAGAGGATTAGTGGCAAGATAGATAATGAAGAAGCTATTAAGCAATTAGTTATGAAAATCCTTTATACAGAACGTTATGCCTATGTAATATATAGTTCACAATATGGAGTGGAGTTGGATAGATTAATTGGAAAAGATTATGATTTCATTGTTTCAGATTTAGAAAGAACTATTACAGAAGCTCTTCTTGCAGATGATAGAATTTTAAGTATAACAGACTTTGTTGCGGAACAAACTGCGATTGATAGAATGACTGCTACTTTTACAGTTAACTCCATAGTAGGGTCAGTAAATATTAATACAGAGGTGATAATAGTATGATTGGAGATTATTTAGAACAATACACATTTGAATATTTGATGGAACAAGCATTATCAAGAGTTCCTGATACAATTGATAAAAGAGAAGGAAGTATTATCTATGATGCCTTGGCTCCAGCATGCTATGAGCTATCCGAGTATTATATGAACCTTCGTAAAATACTTATTGATACTTATGCGTCAACCGCAAGTGGAGAATATTTAGATTTAAGAGTTGCAGAACAGGGATTAACTCGGTATGCAGCTACTTATGCTACTAAAAAAGGAACATTTGTAAATAATTCAGATGAACCAGCTCTAATACCTATTGGTAGTCGCTTTTCTATTATATCGGAGGATAAAAATGTTAACTATTATGTATCAGAAGTTTATACTGATGAAGTTGGAGCTGTTGTTCCGGGAACTTATAAACTTATTTGTGAGGAACCTGGAACCATTGGTAATGATTATGTAGGAGCTTTAATTCCAATTACCTATATTTCAAATTTAAAATCAGCTACTATGACTGATTTGATTATCCCTGCAAGAGATATTGAAACAGATGAGGAACTAAGAACGCGCTACTTTTTAACTATTAATGAAAAGCCATTCGGAGGGAATGTTGCCCAATATAATGAAGAATTAAAAGCTATTGATGGGGTAGGGGCAGTTCAAATATATCCGGTTTGGAATGGTGGCGGAACTGTTAAATGTAGTATTATTGATGCAGAATATAATGCCATCTCCGAAGACTTCATTAACACTATACAAAATATGATTGACCCAGAGAATGCTCAAGGAGTTCAAGGAACTGGATTAGGGTTAGCACCTATTGGTCATCAAGTAACTATAACTACCCCTACCGAAATTGCAATAAACATTGAAACAACAATTGTTTTAAATAATGGTTATAACCTACCTCAAGTCGAATCATTAATTCAACAAGCTATCGCAGAGTATTTATTGTCCCTCCGAAAAGCTTGGGGGATTGGGGATGACCTAAATCAATATACTTTAGCAGTATACATTGCTCGAATAAATTCAGCTATTCTTAGTGTAAGTGGGGTGGCGAATGTTACTAATACTTTAATAAATGGCTTTGCGCAAGATTTAGTTCTTGAGCAGTCAGCGGCTACTCAAGAACTACCTCAATTAGGGACGGTGGTAATAAATGTCCAATCTTAAAAATTATCTACCTAATATTTACAAGGATGTTTTAGAAACAGATGAATTAATCAGTACTGAAGATTTATTATTTCAGGACTTAAATAGTGAAACGGAAAAAGTAAGAAACAACCAATTCGTATTAACCAGCGATATTGATGGTATTGAGCAGTATGAAAAAATGTTAAATATAATACCAAATCCATCAACAGAAAGTATACAATTTAGAGTAGATAGAATAATTAACCGATTATCTATGACTCCTCCTTTTACGTTCCCTTCTCTAAAGAAAAAATTGGATGAAATAATTGGAGTTGGTAAATGGGAAGCTTATATGGATTATGCTAATTATACTCTATATGTAGAAAGCTCAGCAGTTAATCAGATATGGTTTCATGAAATATTGGTAACAATAAATAGATTGAAACCAGTTAATATTGTTTTTATAAATAAACCATTTGTAGCTGCGAAAATTCATGTATCCGAAAACATTAACTTAACTCAGGTTTCTTTTAACTATCGAGTGGGCACTACTTGGGTATTAGGACAGAAACCTTTTACATCATTAGAAAATATGGGGGTGATAAAAATGGCAAGCGTTCCATCAATTAAACAAGATTTACTTAATCACCTGGCAACCTTTACAGCATCGGATATTGCAGATGTGAGAATTAATGGAACCTTTATGGTTCCAGCGTTTGTAACAAAAACGGCGGTCAATAACCTGGTCACGGTAGAGTATGAGATTTCAGAGACTGATGGAATCCCAGAAATTACTCAGATTGAATTGCTCGACTCAGTCGGAACGGTGCTTACGGACTCAGTAGTCTATGTACCAATATTAGAAAGAGTCATACTAAAGCATAATATCTTAATAAAGGAAGGGGGTGTAAATTAGATGGCTTATATTGGAAAAACAAATTGGCAAAATAACGAAATAGTAGAAGCATCTGACATGAATCGTATTGAGCAAGGAATATTAGATGTAGATGTAGAGTTGGGGAATGTACAGGCAGAAGTTACGACGCATAAGGCCGATTATGAGTCACTATTCATAACAAATGCAGATGCTAAAAATAGTATATATCGAGGCAAGTATCTAGGCAGTGCAGTGACAGCTGAACAATATGATGCTATATCAAGTGGTGCATTCACAGATTTATATATAGGCGATTATTGGACAATAGGCGGTATTAATTGGAGAATTGCAGCATTTAATTATTATAGAAATACTGGCGACAGCTCGTTGTCAAGCAACCACATTACAATAGTGCCAGATACTCCACTGTATACTCATGTAATGAACGATACTAACATCACCACAGATGGATATACAGGCAGTAAAATGTACCTAGAAGGGTTGGAACAAGCTAAAGCGACTATTAACTCGGTTTTTGGAACTCACGTATTGACGCATAGAAAATATTTGTGCAACGCTGTAACTGATGGGAAAGCCAGTGCTGGTGCATGGTTTGATAGTTCAGTCGATTTGATGAACGAAGTCATGGTATATGGGACTATGGTAAATAGTAATGGTGTTTATGGAATATATAATATTGGCGTTGATAAAAGTCAATTACCTTTGTTTAGGTTAAACCCAAAAATGATTAATATAAGACAAAGTTATTGGCTAAGGGACGTAGTTTCTGCCTCTTATTTCGCTATTGTGTACAACGATGGCATTGCGCACTACGCCAACGCTAGTAATGCTTTTGGAGTTCGCCCTGCTTTCTCTATATCTTAAATCGAACCCCCTTGTGGGGTGAGATTGGATATAGAATAACATAAAATGGAGGAGAAATATTTTGTCAGTACCTAAAGGGAAAAGAAAGGAATCTCAATTCGAGGTTATTAAGCATTTTTACAGACTTAGAAAAGATATAACAGATTTACTATTAAGGGATTTCGGATATAGTCAAAAGAAATCAGAAAATAAAATGCGCAGAATGTTCGGTGGTAAACCCTACGAAGAGTTGTCTGATAGTCAAAAAGAACATTATAACAAAACAGTTAGTAGAAATAATGGGTTTGAAGAATGGTTTATTGGTTATCAAAGAGATACCATAATGGATTGCATAAGAAATGCTACTGAGCATATTTTTACTGCAAATAGTATATATCCTTCCATCCCAGAAGAACTAAAAGAGAGAAGAATATTTCAAGATAAGGCTATTGGGCAATGCTATAGACTATTGCAAGAATTACAATATACAATCGAAACTCTTCCAGTGGATATTCAAAAGTATGTTAGATTTACCGATAGTATAAATAAAGAAATAAATCTTTTAAAAGGCTGGAGAAAAGCTGATAATAAATTCAAAAAACAATTTAAAAAAGATGTAAAATAAAAAAGAAATCAGGGTATCCTCTGATTCTGCCTCTAATTTCGCTAATGTGAACAACAACGGCAATGCGAACTACAACAACGCTAGTAATGCTAATGGAGTTCGCCCTGATTTCGATGCTACAATTTAATAGGCATTTTTGCTGGTTTGTAACAGAGAAAGGAGAGGATGTCCTTCCGTATGTCAAATATGGTAAATACTAAACACGACACTGCCTCTTACGAGAGCTGTAGTTATCAGCGTGAAATATTTAATATTGAAGTTCTGTATGAGGCTTTCCAAAAAGCTAAAGTTGGTAGCGATTGGAAGCCCCAAGTACAGAAGTTTGAAATGAACTTATTGACAGAATTATCTAAGCTACAAAAGGAATTACAAGGTAGAACTTTTAATTTCTCTAAGCCAAACGAATTTATATTGAATGAAAGAGGAAAAACAAGAGTCATAAGTGGCGACCACATAAGAGACAGAGTGGTTAAAAGAGCATTGTGTGATGAGATTTTAATACCTTCTATCAGAAAATATTTAATACATGATAATGGAGCTAGCTTAAAAGGTAAAGGAATAAGTTTTACTAGGAATAGACTTGAAACTCATTTAAGGAGATACTACCTTAAAAATGAGAGTAACGAAGGGTATATACTACTAGGTGATTACACTAAGTACTTCGATAATATACAACACGAATTGTTGATGAAAATGTTTAGGTCTATAATTGACAATGATTTAGCTATTTGGTTACTTGAAAAAGTTCTAGAACAAGCTAGAATTGATGTGTCTTTTATGGATGATATTGAATACACTGATAGTTTAAATATTATATTTAATTCTTTGGAATATGATAAGATTAATAAATCATTATTAACTGGCGAAAAGTATCTAGCTAAACATATGAATATAGGAGACCAAGTGGCACAAGTGGCTGGCATATTTTATCCACATAGATTAGATAATTATATCAAGATTGTAGAAGGTGTAAAATACTATGGTCGCTATATGGATGATTTTTATGTAATTCACCATGATAAAGAGTATTTAAAAGAACTAGCTAAAAGAATTGAAATTGAAGCAATTAAAAATGGAATTACCTTACATCCAAGCAAGACTATGATTTGTAAACTATCAGAGCATTGGAGATATTTACAAATACAATATGCACTCACTGATACCGGTAGAATTATCAAGAAGATACATCCTAAGAGATTAACTGCAATGAGAAGAAAGTTAAAGAAACTAGTTCATAAATTAAATGAGGTAGATTTTATCAATTATTACAATTCGTGGTTTAATAACCATTATAAAATAATGAGTAAACAACAGAGAGAAAATATGAATCTACTATTTCAAGAGTTAAAGGAGGAATACTATGTATAATGTAAAATTAGCAGATGGTACAGAAATAAAAAGCTTAGAACTGAATGGCAATAATTTTATCACCGATACTATCGTTGACGAATCTGTGTTTGAAAATAATCTAGACAAAGTGACTATAATAGACGAAGGCGGCAATGTTGAAGAACTGAATAATGCTAAAGTTGTTTTTGCTAAAGTTTTAGGAAAACAATCTTTTATATTAGTTGAAAAAACTAAAGAAGAAATAGAAAAGGAAACTTTATATCAATTGTTAGCAGACTTGACGGAGGTAGTGTTACTTGGAGGTGTCAAATAATGACTGATGCTATGAAAAGATTGTATAAATTTTTAGTCAAAATGAACAGAATAACGAAAGAACAATATGAGCAAATTGTTGGGGAACCATATGCAGAATAAAACTAAACTATACTATGACTTACTAGAAATTATAGATAAGCAGGAAGAAACGATTGAAAAGCAAAATGAGTTAATAGCAAAATTAACTAATGAGAATCTAGAAAAAGAAAACATGATAAATAAATTAATACAGCAAGAAGAATATTTATATTAAGACGCATTAGACTTATTATGCGACACATAGGCGTTATTTTTTGTGCCTAGAAAGGAAGTGGTGTGTTTGACAATTGAAGTAGCACTATTAATTTCAGGTGTGTCAGTAGCTTTTGGTATATTTGCTGGTATTTCAAATTTAAGAAGAAACCAAAAACTTGATGATAAAAAAGATGCTACTGAAATGACCACAGTCATTGTTAAACTTGAAAACATTGGCATTGGAATCAGTGAAATAAAAAATGAAATGACCGATGTTAAAAATGATATAAAGGAATCCAGGGAAAGACTTATCAAAGTTGAGGAATCAGCAAAGCAAGCCCACAAAAGAATTGACACACTTGAAAAGTATAAACGGGGCGGTGATTTGAGTGAATAAAAGAATCAGAAAAAAGAAAAACAGGTTTTCCAAATTTATTGTAACAGTGGTAATTCTCTTAAACATTCTTTTCACTGCTGCGGTTTTATATGCGTTTTTGCAAACTGGAAGTGAACCAGTTACCTTGATTGGGTGCTGGTTTGCTTTTACAACAGGTGAATTATGGATGCTTTCAAGTATCAAAAAATCAAAAGTTAAAAAGGAAGGTGAT